CACCACTGGAGCTCGCGCTCCTGGTCGTACTCGCCGCCGATGCTGCGGCACCAGTAGTTCCGCTCGCCTCGCGTCGTCTCGCAGGCATATCGCGTGATCGGCCCCGGCGTTGCTGACTGCCCGGCCTCAAAGTCGAGCACCGGCCGTCGCCACTCCGCTTCGTAGGCCTCGAGGCTGCCGCGTCGAATATCGTGAATGTCGATCATTGGTCTCCCAAGAAATAGCAACGCCCGCTCGAGGCGGGCGTCTTCGGTGCGTGGGTAGCTCTACCCGATCAGCGGAATCAGGTGCTCTCCGAAGAGCTCGAGCGCCAGCAGCAGCACGGCCACCCCGCCGCCCCATCGAGCCACGCGCTTCTCGAGCTCGTCGATGCGCGTGTCGAGCTTGTCAGCCGCGGCCGCCGAGGCGCGCTGGTCCTCCTCGACGCGCGACGTGCGCTCGTCGAGACGAATGACGTGCTCGAGCCGCTCGCTCATCCGGTCGATCGCATCCGGTAGATCGCCCAGGCGCGTGACCGCTTGCTCGACTGATCGCTGCCGTGTCTCCATCGTCTCGAGTCTCCGGTCCTGTGAGTCCAGTCTCGCGTGGATGTGCGGGTGCTCGCGGTCGGTTTGTCCGTCTTCTCCGGTCATACTGCCTCAGTCGGATGCGAAAATGCTGTCGCGGATGGTGAGTTGCTCGCTGAATACGGTGAATTGTCGGCCATCCGACAGCGTGACGCGAAGCTCGTGGACGTACGACCCGGGAGCGATCGCGGTGTCGGTGTTGGACAGGTCGACCTCCAGCTCCCCATTAGCGGCATCGGTGAGCGTGACACCGGACGTCCCCGTCGAAAGGCTCACGAGGGCGGTCTCGTCTCCTCTCTTGGAGATCTGGTACTCCGCAGACCCTCCGGAGAGGTCGAGCAGTGCGCCGGTGGCATCCTTCACGGTGGCGGCGATCTTGAGGTCGTTTTCTTGGTAGGTGTAGTCAGACATAGAGTCCCCTCGTCGAATCAGACTTGGCCACCATCATCGATGGTCCAGTTGTAGGTATTGATCAGGGTGTCGCGGGCAGACGCAGCCGCCGCGTTGTACTTGTTCGGGCGTGCATCCATGAAGAACCCGGTCGCCACGTTCTGTGACGCCCATCCAATCAGGGTGTCAGAATACGACTGCACCGATAGGCCGGTCTGGTAGAAGAAGAAGCTGGGCTCCTGCGTCAGGTTGGTGATGTCCCAACCCCCGAGGGAGTGATCGAACGCATCGCCCCCGTACAGAAGGCGGCGAGCGTCCTTCAGGGACGATGTGTCCCATCCCGAAATGTCGGCGTTGAAGTTCTCCGCATTTTCGAAACACCGATTCATCGACTCAACATTTGAGACATCCCAATTCGAGATATCGGCGTTGAAGCTGCTTGCATTGATGAAACAGAAGCCCATCTCATCGATGGTCGAGACATCCCACGTGTTGAACGCATCGTTCCCCACCACGGACGACGACTGGAACGCTCGAAGAAGCGACGTAGTGCTTGACAGATCGGGCGCATCCGGAGCCGTGATGTCCAGTTCACGACAGAGACGGAACTGATTGACGCCACCACCAAACGAAAACGGCCCCCATCGCTTGACCTCCAGAATCTTGTCACGGGAATGACCGATACTGCCGAATGTGAACCCCTCAATCGTACCTTCTATCCGTACCGTGTACGTGCCAGCCGATGCATAGGTGTGGTTCTTGGACGGGTCATCCCATGCCGTGACTGTGTCGGTGTTTCCATCGCCCCAATCCACGGTGAAATCGTAGGACTCCCACCCGTCCCGGAGCGGCAACCTGATTTCTTCGCTGGCTGAAGTCGTCTTCCACACTGTCACCATTGCAGACGGCACGTAGTCGATTCGCGCCGACTTGGTAATCGTGTCCCGAACGCCCCTCGACTTCTCTACTTCGTCGTGAACCTCCCCCGCTTTAATGATGGAGTCGTTAACTCTGTGGTCCGCCATCTCGTCCTCGCTAATAGATGCCGTGAATCGCGCGTCGCCACTGGATGAATCGATCGACATCGCGACGGGAGAACGCCCCTCCGACGACCACCGGCATGGACAGGTCGCCATCGAACTCGAAGTTCGGTGAATTCGAGAGCGCGCCGAGCACCGCGGTATCGTCGCCGGTCAGAAGGGTACCCGCCGTGGAGGCCGTATCGACGACCTCACCGTTCGAAATCAGCCGGAGGACATCGCCATCCCACCAGATGAGTCCGTCTATCCATCCGGGGCTTGCGCCGAGATTGTGGGTCAGGGTGTAATTGGTACTGCTGGTGTAGGTCTTCGACCGGAGGATGTAGTCGCCGCTGCTGTACTGAAAGCCGACGTACGAGGCGTAGCCACTCGACCGATTCTTGGTTAAACCGATCATGTAGCTTTCCGTCCCCGTGGGCTTCATCGCACAGCCGAGCAGGAACCCGTTCGTATCGGAGAGCTCAAACGTGCCCTCCGTTTCCATGAACTCGGCATTGGCGACATCGAACGTCCCCGCATGAACACCTGTCACGAGGGCATCGCGATTCATCGCGGGAGGGTCGTCCGAAAGAAAGTCGCCGCCCGTACCTTCGTTATCCCAGCTCGATACGTTGTCCCCATCAGCGTACTGGCCAACCCAGAAACCCCCGTTGACCCCGCAGTCCGAGGCGGCATCAAAGCACAGATTCTCGAGTGGGAGCTCCCGTGCAGCGACCTGATAGAGGATGCCTGTCGAACCGCTGGTCCGGCCTCTCAGCGCGAGTCGATACGTCCCCGGTGCGAGCTTGCTGTAGGCCCGGCGGTCCTCTGTGGTGGCACCGCAGGAAATCTCGAGGGTGTCCTGAAGCGTGCCGGTGTCATCGTAGACCTTGATCTCGAGGTCGACGTCGGACCCCACGGCCTCGAACTCGATGATGCAGTCGCCGTCACAGCCCAGAAAGAGGTCTCGGGACGGAGACATCACCGGACTGATCTGGTCGAGGTCGACCCCGCTCGCCGAGTTGGCCGTGGTGTAGCTCGAGCTCGAGGTCTGCCAGCCCCCCGCCCCCCAGCTCCATGAACCGAGCTGCGGGCCGGTGGTGCCGAAGCCGTGGTTGATGGTCTGAATGACCTCCGACCATGCCGACGCCTGAATCAGGTCTTTGAATCGGTGGTCGGCCCGCTCCGGCGTGTCTGGTAAATGCGGAAACTCGAAGCTCACGTCACACCCCCAACGGCCCACACCGACCATCCGAGCACGTGCACCATGAACGCCGTGTCGACGGGCTTCGTAATACCCTCCCCATCGACGGTGTACGGGATGCCGTCTCCGGGATCCTCGTTGTCCGGGAACCGAGGGATGTCGGTCAGTCCTGTGTCGGTGCTCTCGTAGGGCTGGAGGTCAACCGCGATGTCGGTGGGGAGGTCGGGGTCGAAGAGCTCGGTATCGAGGTCAATCGACACTGTGATGTGAGGATAGAGACCCTCTTCGTCGAGCTGACCGAAGTCGCTGAAGCCCTCCTGGTACGCAAAACTGAGGTCTTCGCCCTCGCGGACGCAGTGATATTGATTGTAGAGCAGACGAGAGGACCCGGAGCGCGACGGCAGGGCGTAGTTGACCTCTACGGCCTCCGACTTCAACTCCCCCACCGTCTCGCGCGTGCCGTCTATCCACTGTGACAGCGTGACGTCGACGATCACGCCCCCGACCACGCCGTCCTTTCGCTCCGCGTAGTCGTCCTCGGAAAAGGGGACGTTGACATTGTTCTCCATGTAGACCGCGCCCAGATCCATCGTGAGCTCGAAGACAGTGGCGTCCCGTTGTCGGGTCGGAGCACACACAGACTCGAATGACACGGACCCTGAGCCGGTCTCGGAGGCGACCTGCCACCGCTTGCGATAGTCACGGTCATCCCATGCCGACGAGACACCGGGGAGGTATCCACGCCCGCCGATGCAAACGCAGTCCCGTCGTCTCAGTGGACCCTTGGCGGCTTCGACGAGTCGCTTCGCATCCTGCCCCCGCGTCGGTCGCTTGGACCGCAGCACTTCTGGAGAGATATTCGTGGTCATGCGTAGACTTCCTGAATCTCGAGGGCGCGAAACTGGATGTAGGGCACCCAGTACTTGGCGACGAACGCCCACTGGTCCGCTTCCATGTCGGTGGACACCGGAGGCCAAACGAACATCCCGTCGTTCTGGCTTCGGGCCTGACGTCGGACGTGGTCGTGAACCGATGCGATCTCATCGTCGATCGAGGTCAACACGGACACCGTGATTTCGTTGGCGTCCTGTGCCGGTGGATTGGTCGAGGAGCCTTCCGAGTAGGTCGACGTGCTATTGGTTCGAATCACGGTGCCGGTGTTGTCCTGGTCGACGCCCCAGTCCCCTCCGGCCCTGTAGGTCGCGTTCGGTGTGGTTCCGACCTCGAGGTGGCTCTCGATGCTCGACCGGATGCCGACCAGCAGGGAGTCGTATCCGGGCTGTCGTCGCCGATACGCCGCGTACTCATTGCTCAACTTGTAGTCGGAGAGCTCGGTCCAACCCCACTCCGCCCCGGCACGCCGGGACTGATAGGCGTGACCGGGAGAGGCCCACTGGTCCCCGGCGAATCGGGTCAGAATCTCGACGCGCTCATCGGGGAGCGAGCCTTCTTCGGCGTCGTAGTAGCCGTGCGATACACGGTTGAAGACGCCCACCTTCAGGGTGTCGAGGTCCGGTGCCACGTACCACGGGATTCGGAAGATCGCGGATTGCGTCGTCGCTGAAACGAATGGGCGGATGTCGTGCTCGTCCGCGGTCCCGTTGCCGACACACTCGAGGGTCAACGCCGTGTGGCTCCCGCGGTTCTCCTGAACCCACTGCCCCGATTCGTTGACGTCGCGGAGAAGACGGGTGTCGAAGCTGCCATCGGCCCGGTAGGCATCGCTATGTAGGAGCTTGAAACTCACGGCAGATAGATGTCTCCACTGTCATTGGTCGCGCCGAGCTCCCCGGCGGCATCCGCAAGGTACGCCCAGAGTCTCGGGTCCGGTGTGTAGTCGTCGTAGTCTGCGAGGACGGCGTAGCACTCACCCGATGACGGGACGTCGAAGCTCGACGAGAAGACAAGCGTTCCCGCGCCCTCGTTGACGCCGGAGACCGTGAGACCTCCGGGGTCGGCGACGTGGGGGCGTCCGTGTTGGTTGACCAGACGGACGTTGTCCCCGCTGCTTAAGCCGATTTTGCCGTCCGCGGCGAGGTACTCGTCCGACGACGACACCGAATGCGTGTTCGTGGTCCCGCCACTGCTCTCCAGACGTGCCGTCGGAGCAATCAACCGTGGCTGGTTCGACAGGTGCCAGTTCGACAGGAGGACCCGGCACTCCACGTCCCCGGTCTTGAAGTCGAGGGTCCGCCCGACGAGCAGGCCCACGGCCTTGAAGCCGAGACTGCTCATCGACCCCCGCTCGCCATCGGGTCCAATCACCCCGGTCTCGGGTCCGCCCCGGAGTTCGACCCACTGGAGCAGCGACGGCAGGGCCTGATTCCCCGACGCCTTCGGGACTTCACAGGCGAGGACGGGCGGATTGTCCCTCGCCCGTTCCAGCCGACTCTCGATGTAGGTGTCGAAGAACGCGCCCCGGCTCTCCGCAGACGGCTTGTCGTAGAAGGCGAAATCGATTGCAGTCGGAGTCTGATTGGCCCGCGTGTCCGCGCGAAACCCATCGAATCCGATCTTGATCACCGTGTCGGGGTCTTCGTCCGGGAAGCTCCCGGCCACGGTGCCCTTTACCTTTCCGCTTCGGTCGCGCAGGCGGCGGTCCAGACGGATCCGCGTCGGGTTGAGCGTGACTGCCGACGTCGGTGTCTGGACGTCGAAGGACTCGAGCTCCCGGAGTGCCAGCAGGCCGTCGTTGTCGACCACCGGAATCAGCTCGAGGGGCGCGAGTAGTCGACCGAGCACCGTTCGTTTGAACTCAAAGGTTGCGTCTTCGAATGCGAGGGGGACCCGGTCCACCGACAGCGCGGGTTGCTCGTCGATGATGCGTAGCCATGACTCCGCATCGATAAGCGAGGCCGGTATCCCGAGGCCCCACGAGCGATTCAGGATGTCGAACGTCCGCGTCGCCCCGGAGTCGGGATCCTCGAGGTTGTTCGAGCCGTCCCCGGTGGACAGGAGCAGCGCAAGCGCGAGGGAGACGGGATGGTAGACACCATCCGAGCCCACGGTGACGCCGTAGGCTCCCTCGAAATCCGCCTTGTTGAGTACGACGTGCGCATCTTCGATGGCGAGGACGTCCCCCGCCTCACCCAGCGCCTCGGTGTTCCATCGGGAGCTCTGCCCCTGAAACGTGATGCGACCGCTCTGATTGGCCAGACTGCCTTGGTAGACTGAATCATTGAGCCGAACATGCACGGATGTCGGCGTATCGCCCGGAGGCTCCCATCCATCCTCATAGGCGCAGGACCCGAACAGGGTCCCGTTGGGCCGAATCCGAAGGTCGAAGTCGGACAGCGGGTTCTTGACGCCCCCTTTCGAGCCCCACAGCACGGAGAGGAGTTCCGCGCAGTCCAACTGAATCTCTGTCTGTTGAGCGTCTGTGCTAACGCCTCTAAGCAATCCACGCCACACGATGGTTTCGGCCCCGGTGTCGACGTGCTTCTCGACCAGCTCGACCTTTCGCAGTGCCATCGACGGAGGACCATCGAGATAGACCGCCCTGCCCTCGGAATGAGGCTCACCGGTCGAGCCTGCCACACCACGGGTCACCGAGAGCGTGTACTCGGTGCCGGAGCTCGAGACGATGGAGTCGACCTTGATGGTCTCGTTGCCCATCCACAGGACGTCACCGGCTGCAATCGATTGCGTTGGACTGTCGACCGTCCACTGATTGTCGACGTCCGAGATGCCGCCGCTGTCTACGAGAGAGGCTGCCGTGCCCTGTGCTCGCCAGTCTGCGAGAAGCATCCGGTTCGCCCATGGCTTTGCGCTGGTGGCGAAGCTAACCGCGCCCAGATCGAACTCACCGGTCTGGAGGTCGACCGACGCATCGAGAGACGCCGGAATCTCTGTGAGGAGCCCGGAGCGGTAGTTGATATCCCACTGCGTCTCGTCGGTGCCGGACGTCGGGATCCCCTCGATGCGCAAGATGAGGTCTTTGCGAAAGAGGTCCACTAGAGCCCCCGTCGATAGTGGGAGGCACCGGAGACGGCGTCATGGTCGAAGGGGATTCGCCAGAACCCGACCTCGATATCATAGACATGGGCTTGCTGCGATCGTTTCGACCATGTCGAGTCTGCCCTCTCCGCGTACTCCGACTCGCGATTGGAGTAGACGACCTCCCAGGTACGACCCGCTGCATCGAGCTCGAGGTCGGTGACGAACCGCTCGTCGTCGGGATAGACCACGAGGATGTCCTCGTAGGTCGAGATGCCGTGGTCCCAGAGGTCGACCCACTGGTTCCCGAAGTCGTTCTGTGCGAGCTGGGCGACGTCAGCGTAGTCGAGGTCTTCGGACAGATAAGGGCGGACGTGCGCGGCCACGACACGACCGATCTCGAGGATACGAACTTCGTCGCTTCCCCACCGGGTCACCACACCGTTGGGGCGTCTCGCCCCGTTTCGATGCTGCTCCTTCATCGGGTAGCCATCGGCGGTCACCCACGCGCCTTCGCCGGGGACCTGCCAGACCCCGAATCTCGAGAAGTCCCCGGTGAGTGATGCCGCCTCGGTGGTGTGCTGTCCACCGTTGAACCCGAAGATGCGGGGGTCGAGTGTGTTGGAATCGAGGTCGTAGCCCCATGTTGTCGCCCCGCCGGAATCACGGACCACTTTAAGGCCCGCCTGCGCGAAGCCGTTGGAGAGAGCGGGCGTCGCGGACTCGAAGTGATAGGTCCCGAAGACCTGATTGTTGATGTCCGTCTCCAACTGGTCGTACAGCGACGGCCAGTCCGTCGAGAACTCGCCGCGATAGGCGTAGTAGGTCCCGTGAGTCAGGTCGACGGTCCCCGCCCCGTCCTCGTACCAGCCGAGCACGTCGTTGGTGTCGTCGATGGTGATGGGATAGAGCAGATACATCACGCCCCCAGTCGAAGCGTGTTGCGCTCCGCAGCATCGAGGGTGCGCCGGGTCTTCCGGGCCGTCGTCGGGTCACGTTCCAGAAGAATCGCGCCTTGCTGGTTGACGATGTACTGGACCGTTCGACCTTCGTTCTGATTCTCTCTTAAGGCTTCGGCGAACGCCTGCTTGTTCGCTTCCTTCACCGCCCCCAGATCGACGGCCTCGGGACGGTCGACGCCCGCCGATGCTCCGCGAGCTCCGCCACCCGCTCCGATGCCTCCGGTATCCGAGCTGCCCTTGCCCTGTCCGGCCACCGCCGAATAGCCGATACCCGAGGAAGTGTGCTTTGCGGCAGCGGCGAAGTACTGGGGTTGTCCGGTCGCGAAACCGAAGCCGAGCGCTCCGGCAGCCGCCGCGAAGTGGACGCCCGCTTTGACCTTCGCGAGTTTCTTCGCGTCCTCGATGCCAACACCGGCCACGGCCCCGGCAACCGACGACAGTGAATCGAAGGCCGAGACGGTCTCCGATGCCGCCTCTTTGAAGTCCCACTGCTTCTGGAACACCGCGTCGATGGACATCGCGATATTGCCGCCCTCGGACGCGATGGAGGACATGTGTTCGAGGTTCTGACGGAGAGCATCATTCTGGGCGTGCATCGTATCCAGACGCTCGCGTTCCGCGTCGTTGAGCGCGTCGACACGCGAGAGCTCCGCATCGAACCCGGAGACCATGGCCCCCGCTTCCGAGAGTCCACCTGCTGCCCCCTGAAACCCGGATCGAAGCGCCTTTCGACGTTCCTCGACTGCCGCCTCGAGCCGACGTTTGCGCTCCTCATGCTTCTTGAGCCACGCCGCGTGTTCAGCCTCGATCGCCTCGACCTCGCGGGCGACGCGTTGCTCCCGAGCTTCCTGATCGCGCTCGAACTCTCGGTCCCGTCGCTCCTGCCGGAGCTCCGCGAGCCTCTCCTCGTGGGCCTTCTGCGCTTCGTAGGCGATGTTGGCCTTGCGACGCTCGAGTTCCGCGCGTGAGGCGAACTCTTCCTCCTGCTGCTCGGGTTCCTCGCCACCACCGGTTCCGCCAGAGGTCACGACCGGATTTCCACCTTCGAGCTGTGGGAAGGACTGGCCGGAGAACCCGGAGTTGATGCGCTGCTGGTCCCGGCTGAGTTCGTTGGTCTCGCGGAGGGTCTGGTTGTAGCGCCGTGCGATAGCGATGGCCTCTTCTGACGTGCGGCCATGCTTGCGTTGCGCTTCCGCCAGCTCGCGCTGCGCCCGAGTCTGCTCCTCGGTGTATCCGAGCCGCTTGCGGGTCAGTTCGGTGGCCTCCTCTTCCGCACCGATCAACTCGTAGAAGCCCGCCTGGAGCTTCATCACCGAGTCGGACTGCTCGTCGACACTCTTGGAGTTGTCGAGCTCATCGAGATACGTGATGGCCGCACCGAGCCCGATGTTGACCTTCTCCAGCCCCGTCGCCATGTCACTGGTCGCCGTGGCGTTCTCGCTCCCGAGGGTGTTCAGCGTGGCCATCCGGAGGGCCATCTCACCGGCTTTGAGCACGAACTCTCCGGCTTCGGCGTTGAGCTCGCGATACCCCGCCTTCATCTGGCGAATCATCCGGACCTGCGGGTCGATTTCCTCCGAGGCCCCGCCGACTTTCTGTCGGAGGAGCTCCAGCGCCTCACTGGCACGGCGTCCGGCGTCGTCAATCTCTCGGAGTCGGTCGGTCTGTGCTTCGGTCAGGATGCCGAGTTCTTCGAGCGCGTTGATGTCGCCGGTGGCGGCTTCCGCGATGTCCTTCGACACATCCACGAAGTCCTCGCCGGTGGCCACCGACGTATCCATGGCGTCTTGGAGCAGACGTGTCGACTCCTCGACGTCGCTGGTCTTGGTGGCGAGCCGGGTCATGACCTGCTCTTGGTTCTCCACCGAAAATCCGAGCCGGTCGAAATTCGACTCCAACTCGGCGTTGAGCCGGTTCAGGTCCCCCTGCGTCTGTCCGAGGGACTGGAGGCGGAACTCGTAGCGCTTCGAGGCGGACTCGGTCTCCTCGAATGCCTGCACGCCCTGTACCGCGAATGCCGTCAGACCCGCAGCGGCTCCAGCCGCCACGACATCGAGCTTGTCCAGCGAGCTCATCAGGCCCTTGGACGACTCGTTCATCTTGTCCGAGGACTCCGCGGCCCCATCGGTGGACTTCGAGACGTCGTCGACGCTCTTCTTGTTCTTCTCCCATTCCTTCCGAATACTCTTGAGATTCGAGGTGGCGTTGTCCTCGACCTCGTAGTCAATTTTTGCGGGAACGTCTGGCATGGGTCAGATGGGGATTCCTGCTTTGCGGGAGATGTCCTGCTGTCGCTTCCGGCGCTCGTCAGCCTCGCGGGCCTCCTGTCGCTTCGACAGCCGATGCTGGTCGATGATCTGGACCGCTTCGGCGAGCCAATACGGGAGGTTCAGCAGGTCAGCGCGCGGATGATCGTGGTGGCAGTAGGTCTGATAGAGCCGGATGAGTCGGTAGATGTCATCCGAGGCGTGACAGGGGATGCAGTCGGGGTCGGTGTCTGGCCTACCTGAGGGGCACGTGCAGTCCTCCTCGAGGTAGACCTTCAGTCGTTTTTTTGGTCCGCCGTCAGCGCGATGGTCTGCTTGATCTCGTAGAACAGCTCCGCGACCTCATAGGGCGGGATAGACCCGAGGATGCCTTCTTGGTCGGCGGGGTCGATATCACTCCACGGCAGAGGTTCCTCAAGCGTCTCGCCGTCCTCATCGAGCAGTCCGCCGATCTTGGTGAGGTGGTCGGCGATGAAGTCGAAGACGGGCTCGACGTCGCTGCTCCTCATCTCGGACTTGAGCTCCGAGAATCGTCGATTCCAGTCCTCGCGCTCCGCCTCCGACTTTCGAAAGAACAGATCCTCGAAGGACACGTCCTCCTCGCCCTCCTCGAGCTCCTCGCGGAGTTCATCAAACAGCGGCTTCTTCTGATCCTGAAGCCGGCCCCATTTCTCCGCGAAGTCGGAGGCGTCGAGTTCGACATCGAGCAACTCCGGATGGCTCGTCTTCCGAAAGTAGAAGACCATCGAGGTTGCATCCGAGCTGTAGGACTTGGTCGTCTTGTTGCGTGAGCCGAGCTGGTAGGCCATGCGGCCTCCCTATCAGGTGAAGGTAATGGAGAATCCGCCCTGGTGGGTCAGGGGTGTGTCGAAGGCGTAGCGTCCACCCTGCTGGTTCTTCGAGTACATCCCGACCGCGCACTCCGTGGCATCGAACTCGATGGTGTCCGTGCCGTCGGTGGCCGTGACCTTAAAGTCTGCGGTGGGGACCACGTCGGTGTCGGGGTCGGGTTTGTGTTCTTGAACGATGGTGTCCCAGGTGCCCTCTTCGCCCCACGTCACAGACGAGGTCGGGAAGTCACCATCAGCGAGGTCGAGGGTCACCTTCTTGAGGCGGGCATCCTGACTCCGCTCGTCGTAGCGGTCCTGCGAGTAGTTGGTGTTGAAGTCGAGCGAGCGGACGTCGTGCTGCGTCGCGTCGTACTCCACCGTCAGGCCCTGTGCCGCAAGCGGGTCCTTGCCACCGTTGTAGGAGGTCGGGAGCGTGTAGGAGCCGGTCGACGTGGCCTCCTCGCTGAACTTCCCGATGCCACTGAACGAGCACCGAATCGTGCCCTCGTCCTGCATCGTGATGGTCAGGGTGCCGCGGACGCCGGTGACAGTCCTCAGGTACCAATCCGAGTTCTCGTCATCGCGGGTGTAGTGCTTCACCGTCATCGACGGGACCTTGGTCTGGTCCGCACCGAACACGAGCGTGTAGGTCACGTCGGTGCCAGCGTTGACGACCTCCTCGAAGTTACACGCCTTGAGGATCGCCCCGATGATGGGAGGCGGGTCGCCGGCGGCACTTTCCTTCGCCAGCAGGTCGAACTCGAAGCTGACGTCGGTGTGGGACTTCACCCGGAGCATCTTCTCCCCGTGGGCGAATCCGTCGTGGGTCTTCCGCTCCACAGGGATGTCGGTGTAGACCTCGTTGATCTGGATATTCTCGGCGGAGAGGAGTTCGGTCGGGTCTCCGGAGAATGCATCCGTGCCGTAGGTGGACTCGGATTTGACGGCGAGGACTTCTTTTGCGGACTGAGACATCGGGACCTCGTTCTATTGAGGGATGGGGACGCGAACGTTTTGAACAATCAACAGACTGACTTGTCCGAGGATGTAGGAGGCATCGTCGGCGATTTCGAACGGTGGGAAGCTCACACCGTCGTCGAGAAGACACAGGAAGATGGTCGGCCCGTCCGCGATGTGCTTCGTGGCGATGTCCATGAGGACGCCGCGGTAGAGCTCGGCGCGGTCTCGCTCCCACTCCTGTTTGGTGAGCTGGCGACCGTTGCGATTCGGCAGGTCGAGTCCTGCGTGGACCCTCGAAACCAGTGCCAGACCGACCTCCGTGGTGGCCTGATACTTCTCGTACTCCCCGTCACCGCTCTGGCGTCCGGAGTAGGAGGTGTCGCCGTAGCGAATGGTGGTGAAGACATCGGGACCGGCCAGCGCCTCGTAGTCGAGCGTAGCGTCCCCGTGACTCACGATGAGGTGTTCGGGGTCGGGGGCCGGGAGCGGGAAGTCGGGCTCCTCGCGGTCTGCGCAGTACGTCGGAACCTGTGCCTGGAGCACGGACTCGATGCGCGAGATCATCAGTCGTGTGGCCTGTGAAGCATCTACGGTCATGCAGCGGCCCTTCCTCGGTAGTCGGATCGGACGTTGCTTCGGACATCACCGATGCGTAGCCCGACCCTGTTGATGTGTCGTTTGAGGTGTCGTTGAATCTCGGTGGCGAGTGCCGTGCTTGCCTTCGTGCTACTCGGAAGGAACTGGCGTCCGGGATAGGGCTCACCGAAGGGTCCCTCGCCGCCCTTCTGGAGTCTGGGGGCATAAGGAACCGACGTGCCGATGGCGACGGTGGTCTTGGTCTGCCGGAAGTAGTGCCACGGGTTCGTCGGGTCGGTCAGCGAGGGATAGAGCCGTTCCTTCGAGCCCTTTCGCCACCGCAGGACGTCGGTGTGCCCGACCTTCTTTTGCTTCCATGCGGCGTAGAGGGGTTCACCGTCGAAGTTCCACCGCTCGCCGACCAGTTGGCCCTGCGAGTCGAGGTTCTCTTTGGCCTTCTCGAGGAAGTGCGGGTGGATGATGTCGTCGACCACCGTGGGGAACCATTCCTGAACCTCGAGGGCGTCGGTGACCCCAATGGCCCGGTCGAAGGCGTCCCCGATCTTGATCCGTGGGCGTGCCATTACTCCAGACGCGCGATGAGCTGGTCTTTGGTGCCGGATACCTTCAGGCCGCGGTCGCGCAGACGTGCGCGCAGCTCCTCGACGGTCAGCTCCTCGAGGTCCTCGACGGGCTCGAACCAGTCCTCGTGCGCCTCGAAGTAGTCTTCCGAGACCTCGAGGGTGTCGCCGTGTCGGTAGGTCTGCGGCTCCCCGTCCTCATCCTCGAGCACGAGGGTTGTCACGCGTGTGAGCTTGACCTGCTTCATCACCAGCCTCCGAATCCGTCTGCATTCCATTTCGAGGACGTCGGCGAGTCCGTATCGATATTCGAAGACACCGACGCCGTGGGGTCCTCATCGGCTCCGAGGTCCTGCGGGTTGTCCCTTGCGGTCTTGCGCACCGACCCCCATGTCTCCCACAGCCGACTGATTTCCTCCGATGAGACCCCGCCGATTTGCGGGGCGACTTTGGCCGCGGCATAGGCGAGGATGCCCGCACGGATGGTCTCCGACTCATCGTCGCCCAGTTGCGTGGGGTCGATGCCGTGTCGCCGCAGCATCGCGTTGAGCTGGCCGGCGGCATGGTCAATCCATCGCTCAATCTTGGTCGTGTTCGCCCCCGTCGACGTCGCCGTGACCTTCGAGGTCTGGACCGGGAGCTCCCCCAAGACCTCCCCCGGTGTGACGTTGTGTGTGGTGGATGCCGCCATCAGTTACCGGCCTCGACGAAGGCTTCGAGTGCCTCGCGGACCTCGTCTTTGGTCGATGGAGTCGCCTCCTCCGAACGCGCGGCGAGGAAGCTGCGCTGTTCCTGGTACGTGCCCGACTCCAGCAGGTCCTGCGCGATCTCGAGGTCGGTCGCTGCACCTTCGGTGCCGTCGCCCTCCCCTTCGTCGGATTCCTCGTCATCGAGGGGCTCCAACGGATTCGAGATGGCGAGGCGTTCGTACTCCTCTTCGGTCAGCTCCACCGGGTCGCCGGGTTTGACCCAACGATGGTTGAACCAGATTTTGTGCTTGCCCTTGAATTCGTAGCGCATCGGTCACTCGTCGGTTCTGGAAAGGGTGGGCGCAGGAGGGAGACGGGGTTTCCCCCGCCATCCGTCCTACTCACCGGGGGGACTACTCGAGGATGTTGGCGTCGATGCCGACCCAGTCGGACTGACTGGACACGATGATGTCCGTGGTGTGACCGGCCCGGACGTACTCCTTACGGGAGTCCGGATCGGCGTAGGCATCGCGGTAGACCTCTTCGAGCGGCACGCGGTAGAGGGAGCCCGACTTCCCGACCGCGCAGACGTCATCGAAGCTGCCCGTCTGGTTGAGGTCGAAGTGGACCGAGCCCTGGTGGTAGCGCAGGTCCCCGACGATGATCTCGCGGAACCCGTGCTTGCTCCTGAGAAGCTGCACGAATTCCTCCGGGCCGTAGTTCGGCTTCTCCGGGGTCGTGTAGCTGGGACTGACCCGCAGGGCATCGAGGACGTTCTCGCCGATGTAGAGGCGGTCTCCGCGGGTGTCCCGCTTCATCTGCTCGATGACCGAGTAGGGGTCATGGGAGCTGGAGTCGTAGTTGTTGAACTCCTCGCCAACCGCCAGCGAAACCGTGTCGATGAGGTCGTTGTTGGCCGCAGACCCGCCACCCTTGAGGATGATGGCCAGGTCGAGGTCGAGGTCATTGCGAACGGTGTGCTCGCATCCCTCGGTCATCTTGCCCGCGGCATCGAGGGCCTCGTCGAGCTCCATGCGCGTGAGCTTGTCGATGGAGTCTTTGACCCGGTACTCCTCGCACTCGTACTGGACATTGCGGACCTTCGAGTCACGTTCCGGCGTGCCCGCGCCCCGTCCGACCTTCGTTTCGGGTCGACCGCTTCCCATCTTGTTCTTGCGGTCCCAGATCGGAAACGTGCCGGATGCCGACGTGATGGGTTCGCGAGGGGTTCTGAGGGTCTGAAAGGCGATGTAGCCGTCGAGGTTCTCGCCCTCTTCCTCGATCCAGTCATCGAGATAGCCATGAGGAATATCTGCTGCGTTGAATGCCATGGTGGGCCTCCTTCAAATACAAAACCTCCGAGCCCCGAGGGGCTGGAGGTCATCAGATGAGCTTCTGTTGTCTTGTGGGCGTCCGCCCGCGGGTTCAGTTGGGTGTGCTAGCTCTTATCGACGAACAGGTTGACGCGGACGCGGGCGGCCTCTTCGCCGGCGGGTTTCGCCAGTCCGTCCTGGAGGGCTTCCCCGATGACGGTCTCGCCACCGCCGCTATCTGCGACCGCGCGACCCGAGGAATCGATGGACGTCAGGTCGCCGTCCGACAGGGAGGCGTCGTCGACCTGCATTCGGGCCTCGCCGCTTCGAACCACGCCGATGCGCTGGCCTTGCTTGCCTCCGTTGATGGTGACTCCGAAGACGGAGTCGGTGTTGGCGGCTACGGGCACGAGCTCGCCGTTGCCGTCGAGCTTCCCGGCGATGCCCTGCTCCATGTCCGCGCCGAGGACGATGCTGGAAGTGATGCTGTTGCTCATCTGACTGCTCCTCTTGTCTGAGGGGTGCGAATGGGCGACCAGTGGGGTCTACCCGATGGACTACTCTCTACTGGTTGGCTTTCTTGGCGGCTTCGGTGGGGCTGTAGCCCTGTCGGCGAAGCTCCTGATACCGCGAGTCTCGGTCCGCGGCGGGAACCTCCGGCGAGCCCTGATGACCCTGCTCGGAGAGGTTGAGGTTCGACTTGCCGAACTTCTCGTTGAAGAAGGACTTGAGCTGACTCATCGTGACCGGCTGGTCGTCACCCTCGGTGGACGCGTCGTCGACCTCCGGGGTCTTCGGGACGTCCGGCTCCGTGGTGTCGTCGTCTTCGGACGCGTCGACCTCGGTGGTGTCGTCGGCCTCCGTCGAATCGTCGCCTTCCGGGGTCGTGTCGTCCTCGGGTTCCGTCCGGTCGTCGGTGGGCTCCGAGTCGTCGTCCTTCATGCGGTCTTTGAGCGCGCGAATCGCTTCGCCCTGCTCATCGATCTTCTGGGTGAGTTTCTCGATGGCTTCGAGCAGCTTATCCATGTCTTCCTCTTTGAGGTTCTCGAGTTCGGTGAGTGCGTCTTGGCTCAACTGGACGCCGAGCGTGTCCTGAATCGCTCCGATGGACTTCAGGAAGGGGTCGCCCGTCAGTGAGACTTCGCGGATGACCGGCCCGAAGGTCTCTCCAGACTCGACCTGGTACTCCGGGACGATGCCCGCGGAGACGAACTTGATTTTCCCGGCCTTGATGGCCTCTTCGGTCTCGTCAGTGCGCGCGAGCTTGACCCAAACCCCGTTGAAGTCCTGCTTGTCCGCCAGCTTGACGTCGAGGACGTCGCCATCCCGTTCGGTACGAGGGGTGTGTTCCCGCCACACCGGCTGTCGGTACGCGGTCCCGCTTGCCTTCTCGTCGAAGTAGGCGTTGAGTCGGCGGGTCTCCGCCAGAAGCGTGCGCAGGTAGTCCTGAGACAGCTCGATGGTTCGACCGTGGTACTCGATGGTCTCGCCCATCGGCAGCAGCTTGACCCATGACTCGTTGGCCTTGCCGCTGTTCGGGTCTTCGGCGAATCGAAGCGTGTACTTGAGTAGGTCCATCGGTGTCCTATGCCGCCATGGCCGCGAGGGTGTCCGCCACGCGGATGATGTCGGCGTCCGAGTCGTGTGTGAGGTTGGCCGCGCTCTGGTCGCGAAGGTCTGCCAGAATCTCGCCGTAGCCCCTCTCCGAAGGCATGATGTAGAACCACAGGCAACGGCAGGCGTCTCCGCCCTCGCAGAGGTTCGGCGGGCTCATCGTCTGGTGGCGATTCGAGCCGACGAACACGCGGGTGCCATCGGCGTTCCGGCAGGCATCGCAGGTCGTGTCCTTCTCCAGAATGCTGGAGTACTCCGCGACGATGCGCGTTTCTTCGAAACCCCGTCGCTCCGCCTCTTGCTTCACGGCGTCGATGATGGCTTCGCGTCCGCCCTGGAAGCTCCTCGAGGTGTACTGGTTGGCGTAACTCGCGAACCGTTCCGCATCCGGAATCGGTGGCTTGGATAACTCCGGGGCTCCGGGGGCGAGTTCTGAGACTGCGTTCCCCTCGAGGTAGCTCTCCGTGATGTTGAACGCGTGCTTCGCCACCCTCTTCGCCGTCAGTTCCGCCCACCTGTCGAAGTGGGGAGCGAAGGACTTGAGGTTGTACTTGCGGATCGCCTCCGTCGCGTCCTTTGGCACCTG